TTGGAGTTATCTGCACCTTTGAATTGTTTAAGAAAGAAGGAATCTAATAATGGCATTGCCAACTTACCTAGAACTGGTCAATGATGTTCTCGTTCGCTTACGTGAACCAGAAGTATCTACCGTCCAAGAAAACGTACTCTCTAAGCTCATTGGTAAGTTGGTCAATGATGCCAAGAGACAAGTAGAAGATGCTTACACTTGGTCTGCACTGACTACTTCTAAGACAGTCTCTGCTGTAGCTTCTACCTATACTTACTCAGTGGTAGGTACAGGTTCTCGCTTCAAAGTGGTAGATGGGTATAACATTACCAAGAACTCTGCTTTGACTCCTACATCGTCTATGTGGATGAACTATCAGTTCTACTCCACTCCATCACCTCAGACGGGAGAGCCTACACACTTCCTGTTCAAAGGTGTTGACAGTAACGGTGATGCCAAGGTAGACATCTTCCCCATCCCTGAAGCCTCCTACACACTCTTGTGGAATATGTATGTTCCTCAAGTAGCGATGGTTCATGATACCGATGCCTTGATGGTTCCTTCGGAGCCTGTCATCTTAGGTGCATTTGCTCGTGCCTTGGTTGAGCGTGGTGAAGATGGTGGCTTGAATAGCTCTGAAGCCTATGGCTTGTACAAGGCTTCTCTGGCTGATGCTATTGCTATCGAGTCTGGTCGCTATGCCGAGGAAGATGCTTGGGAGGCTGTATGATGCTTTCTTGTTCTTCGTGTAAAGAGGAGAAAGATGAAAGCTTGTTTCCTCTTGCAACCGGTAAAGCGAGAGGATATGCTTGGGTGTGCAAGGAATGTAAGAAAGCCAAACACCAAGCTAAGAAAGCCAGTATGTCTGATGAAGACTGGTTCTTGACCCAACGTAAATATTGGCTTAAATCGCGATATGGCCTTACTCTAGAAGACTATAATAACAAAGTAAAAGAACAAGACCATAAGTGTGCTATCTGTAAATGTGATGAGACAGATGCTTTTAAGGGTTTGTTATTCGTAGATCATTGCCATACAACAGGAAAAGTTCGAGGTTTACTTTGTCATCACTGCAACACAGCATTAGGTAAGTTTAAAGACTCTAAAGAGATTCTTACTAGTGCTATAGATTACGTGGAAAAATATAATGGCACAGCAAATTAATACTTTTTCAATTACTGCTCCGGGATTTTTCGGGTTGAATTCTCAGGACTCGTCACTGGACTTAGCCTCTGGCTTTGCTTTAGTGGCTAACAACTGTGTTATTGATCAGTATGGTCGTGTGGGTGCTCGTAAGGGCTGGACACCACAGCATAGCACTCTAGCAGCTCTCGGTAGTGCAGACATTGAAGCCATTGGACAGCTAGTGACCGATGCAGGTGTTGAGTACACAATTGCAGCAGGTAACAATAAGTTGTTTAAGCTTGCCGGTGGTGTGTTGTCTGAGCTGACCTACGGAGGCGGCGGTACAGCTCCTACGATTACCGACAGTAACTGGCAGATGGCTACTCTAAATGAGTGTATCTACCTGTTCCAAGCTGGTCATAATCCTCTGGTGTTTGACCCTACAGTAAGTACTACTACGTATCGTAGAGTCTCTGAGAAGTCAGGATACACAGGTACCGTTCCTCAAGGTAACATTGTTTTGTCTGCTTATGGTCGTCTGTGGGTAGCTGATCTGTCCACTGAGAAGGCTGTAGTGTATTGGTCTGACATCCTTTCTGGACATAAGTGGACAGCAGGCTCTACAGGCTCTATTGATGTATCTTCTGTGTGGCCTAACGGTGCAGATAACGTTACAGGTCTTGCAGCACACAATGGCTTCTTGTTCATCTTCGGTAAGAACAATATCTTGATGTACGCAGGTGCTCAGGATGTCTTATCCGCAGGGGTGTTCAGATTGTCTGACTCTACCACAGGTATTGGCTGTATTGCTCGTGACACCATTCAGAATACTGGCTCAGATGTTATCTTCTTGTCTGACACAGGTGTTCGTAGTGTCCTGAGAACCATCCAAGAGAAGTCAGCTCCATTCCGTGACTTGTCTAAGAACGTACGTAATGACTTGATGAGTGCTGTTGCTGGTGAATCCGCTGCTACGATCAAGTCTATCTACAGTCCTTTTGAGTCCTTCTACTTGCTTACTTGCCCAGTGCTCAAGACAGTCTACTGCTTTGACTTGAAGACAGTACTGCAAGATGGATCTAGTCGAGTAACTATGTGGGATAGCATGGAGCCTAAGAGCTTTTGCTACACACGTGGTAAGGAACTGTTGATCGGTAAAGCTGGATACATTGGTGAATACACAGGTTATCTGGACAATGGTAATACCTACCGATTCCAATACTTCACTAACCATACTGACTTAGGCGCTCCTTCGGTGACGTCTGTGCTCAAGAGATTATCAGTGGTTGTCATTGGTGGCGCTAATCAGTATGTAGCTATGAAGTGGGGTTATGACTTTTCTGGTAACTATTATGCTCAAACTGTAAAAATTCCTGCTCAAGGGGTTGCATATTTTGGTATAAGCGAGTATAATGTTAGTACATCTACATTCTCTAATGGTACAGCATTACAAACTTTAGTTGCTTATCCGACAGGTGCAGGTAAAGTTATTCAAACAGGATATGAAGCGGATGTTCAAGGAACTCCTCTATCTATTCAAAAGATCGAGATCGCGGCGAAAAATGGGAAGATCGTATAATTATGACTAATTACGTAAAAAGCACTAACTTTGCAAGTAAAGATTCTCTTGCTTCTGGTAATCCTTTAAAGATCATTAAAGGTACTGAGTTCGACACTGAATTCAATAACATTGCCACAGCTATTGACACTAAAGCTGACTTAAATAGTCCTGTGTTTATTGGTACTCCTGTAGCTCCTACAGCAGGAGCAGGAACTAACACTACTCAGTTAGCTACTACTGCTTTTGTGCAAGCTGCTTTGCAGGCTATGTATCCTGTAGGTTCTATCTACACCAACGCTGGTGTAACTACTAATCCCGGAACATTGCTTGGTTTCGGTACTTGGGTAGCCTTTGGTGCTGGTCGAGTCATGATTGGTTTAAACGGCAGCGATGCTTTGTTTGATACCTTGGAAGAAACAGGTGGTAGCAAGGACGCTACACTGGTCAGCCACACACACACAGCAACCACATCGGTAACAAATCCGACACATACACACACTTACTCCGGAACAACAGGTACAACTTCTGTTACTAATGGTAGTTATGCTCCCGGCTTTGAAACTTCGGCTGCATCGGCTCCATCTACTTTAACTACTTCAGCAACTGCTCAGAATACAACAGCCACCACCTCCCTGAGTACCAACGGCTCCTCTGCCACTAACGCAAACCTTCAGCCATACATCACAGTAGCGATGTGGAAGCGTACTGCTTAATCAACCTAATAATTACTAAGGATAAATAACATGGGACTTTTAGGTACAATTGGCGGTATTATTGGCGGTAATAAAGCCGCTAAAGCCGCAGCAGCTCAGGCAGCAGAATTACGGGCCGCAGGTAATACAGCGTTTGAGTCATCTCGCTTTCGGCCCGTAGGTGTTACTACTGCTTTCGGTACAAGTAACTTTACAGTTGATCCCACTACAGGTGCTTTAACAGATGCTAACTATCAGTTAAACCCTCAACTCTTGGGTATGCAGCAGGGTTTACTGAGTCAAGCAGGTGGCATGGGCATGGACTTTACAGGCCAAGGCTTGCAAGGTGCTCAGAGCCTGTTTAATCTTGGTCAGCAGTATCTGGCTGAATCTCCTCAGCAAGCTGCTCAGAACTATATGGCTCAACAACAAGCTTTGTTGCAGCCTAGTCGTGATCAGGCTCAGGCAGGGTTAACTCAGAATCTGTTTAACACAGGTCGTGGTGGTGTTGCTGTCGCTCAAGGTGGTGGCATGGGGGCTGCTAATCCTGAGTTGCAAGCATTGATGAATGCTCAAGCAGCACAAAACTTACAGTTAGCAGCTAACGCACAACAGGCAGGAATGGATCAGACTAAGTTTGGTGCTGGTTTGTTTGGCTATGGTTCTGAAGTCGCTAAGGCTGGCTACGCGCCTATGCAGACTGCTTTGGCAGGTGCTACAGGTATTGAGAACTTAGGCCAAGACGCTTTGAAATTGGGTATGGGTTTGGGGGAAACAGCTACCAACGCTAATGCTCGTGCTGCTCAGTTACGCTTAGGTACTGCTGCCCCGGCTGCTAGTGCTCAGTTTACTTCATCTTCGTGGAGTCCTTGGGCTGCTGCTTTAGGTGGTCTGGATAAGGCGGGGGATCAAG